GATAGGCGTTGACGAACGACGACGCTATCGGGTTGACCTGGCAATTTGCACCACCGTCGAATCAGGTTTTGCACGTTGCACACCATTGCAACGTCGGCAGAATCGACCGGCCGAGTTCTCAAACGATACCAATCAAGGCAGACCTCTTGATGCTCGGCGCCGTCATACATCTCAAGCCACCATCCGTGTGGGTTTCGATTTACATACACCAGAATGGCGCGGCCCGTGGCAATTTCAATGCGTGGCACGACGGGAAAGGGTTTAGCGGTTTTCATGGTTGATTAATCCCTATCGTTAACGATTGCGTTCAGGGTTGCCCACTTTTCAGACGATGGGCTGATCAACCATGAAAGCACAAAGCCGAGAATCAGAAAGGCAACCGACCTCGGGTTACCCTGCCACGACAGAATGAGGCAGACGATTACCGCACCGATTGCGACGATGACCGATAGCGTGGCGCGGATCAGAAACGCGGTTAAGGGGTTCACGATTGCCCCTTAGCTGCAGTGAATCCAGCCACGGGCCGGATAGATGTCGCGTTGCCCCATGTTTCCCGCAATCTCTTGCAGCGCATCGCCTAGCGTTTCATCGCGTTTCATGTAGTCGGGAAATGCTTGCACGTCCAATACGTTGCGATCAAAGAAGCCGGACCCGTGTCCATTGCGAGAAAATGCCAGATCATACCCTAACTGATCCGGGCCATATCCAATAAGGCGATATTTGGGCATTGTCTGCCACACCCACGGGGACAGTTTGGCAACCTGAACCCGGTTTAGGAATTCAAGACAATCCGCCACGCAAACTATCTTTGCTGTTTTGGTGAAACGATCGATAGAGAATCGGTCACCCGGATTCTCGTCGCCATCATCGCCCGGCATTGTCCAAAGGAGGCAACCCATATAAGAATTGAGCATTGCAACGAATTCTCTAGAGTTAGGTTGATAGATCATTACCGATACCCCTTAGCAGTAGATGCGACCGACGATTACGGACTCACCATCATCCGACAGTTTGAAAACTACACCGCTGAAATAACTATCGGTGATAATCGCATCGAAATGTGCCAAGGGTTCACCCGGATGCACGTAATGTGACCAGCCCATTCTGTCGGTATCGCGGCGCTCAACTTTGATTCTCTGCGAATCGTTCACGTCATACCATGCGCCACGATAATGCACGAAACGCAATGACCATTTTTCGGAATCGTCGATATAGTCGAAATCCTTTTGATCCTTTTCGGGAAGGTCTGCGAGGCAAACAAGGTCCCTGTATTTCCAATTGGAAGTTAGTTTGTAGCCCATGGTCAATTCCCCTTGAGTGTGAACGTCGCGGTTTTGGCAAGCGTGGTGCCGATGGCAAACGAACCTAGCAAACTGTCGTCCTGCCATAGTGCGATGATGTTTTGCAATTCTGGCAAACTGTAAAGGCCCGATTCTTCAATCGTGCCATTCTTTGAGAATTGTAGTCTGCCGATGATTTCATCATGGTAGACCTGTAGCGCAATGGCGTATTCATGGATCAGCATATCAAGCCCCTTTGATTTTGAGCGTTTTGCGGGTTTGCACACTACGCCAATGAGTGAAGCCGTCGCGCACTGCCAGGCGCTGCAATTCCGCCTGAATCTCTGCCATGGTGCATACTGGCAATTCAGACACAAGGGCGCCACAATACCAAAAATCAGCAACATTCCCGTATCTGGTGCCACGCGGGGGATAATGGTCGACCTTGATAGTTTTCATGATCAAGCCCCTTTGAATTAATAACGTGCCACGCGGTTATCGCCGCGTTTCATGGCATTGCAGAACAATCGAGCATCGCGCACAGTACGGAACGACCGATTGAAATGTCGTCCGAATGCGTCGAATCCCCGACACTGCCACAAACCGCTTTCGCGAAAAGGGGTGCACCCTTGTGCACCAGATACCGGGCCGCCATTAACCAGCCTCGCCCATGCCTCGGCCGAGGCACGGGTAGGCCATCCCACAATGCCACGGGTTCCATTGTCCGGCCATGCACAAATGCGATGAATCCCGCCAATCTCCGAATACTCGTCCTGCGACGCCGACCATAGAAACCAGCCACGCATTCCGGCACGTCCTTTGCGTGCCACCATCGGCCCGATATAGCGGCGCCCCTTGTAATCGACGCGGGAAATGATGATACCGACGCCGATAAAATTGTTATCTACTCGCATGATCGCCCCTTATTCGACAGAATGCGGTGGTTGATATTCCCGCCATGGTTCGCCATCCCGCCATAGGGTGACAGATTCACCACCGGCCCGACCTTTACCGGTTTTGGACGATGCAATCCAATCCCCATATTCCCGCAGTGCTTGTGCACCATTGGTTACCGGGCCGAATACTTCCCCGACGTTATCAACGGTAATGCTGTAATCGTGAATTTGCTTTGCCATGATTAGCCCTTTATTTGGCTGCCCATGCCTTACAGGCACGGGTGGAAATGTAATAAACCGCCGACCAATCGCACAGACGATATTCCGCAATCATGGCCAGGGCCTCGCGCCGAGATTCGAATTCATCGACAGTTTCAAGCTGGCCCTGACCCTTACGTTGAATGTAATACATGATCAGTTTTCGCAATCGTCGTCGATTTTGAATTCGGCACAGCCGACCCGGTTGCCATTCGAATCACGCAACGGATATTTGCTAAGCGGGCCATTGGTTGAAATTTTCCCCGACAATTCCCGCAGAATTCGGCCGACTTCGAAAGCGGCATCATCTGCAAATGAATCATTGTCACATTCAATCTCAAGAATGAATTTCACGATTCAGCCCCCTATGATGAGATTGCGAACCATGGCAATTTCGGCCCGATAGTCCTGCCCTGCACAGTAACTGATTCCGTCATTCTCAAAATGAACGCGGGAATAGTAACCATGATGGTTTGACCATGCGATTGTCGGTATCGACAATTTCTGTTTCAGCCTTTCATGGTTTGCAGCATGGGCGCGCTTGCCGAATATCTGCAGCATTTGCGATTGTTCTGATTCCGTCAGAACTCGGCCGGACGTGACAACATCAGAAAGGGTTATTTGTTTTGCCATGGTATGCCCCTTATTCGTCAAAAGTTTCGATAACAACCATACCGAATTCGAGGGTTTTGCAGACAACCTTACTCGGTTGACCCGGACGCAATGGCACCAGATACAAACCATTCAAGGGGTCTGACGATGTAATATACGCCCACGATTCCCCATACCCTTGTTTTCGGCAAATTGCCTGCGCCTTTTCGAAGTCGGAATCAGAATCGAATTCAACAATCGTCAAAACATTATTTGTGGTCACGGTTATTCCCCTTTGATGATTCGAAACAGGGCAAGCACGGGTTGCGCTGCAATGGTGCCGACGATGGCGCATGCGATGAATGCAAGAATCATGATTAAAAGTCCTCAATCATGTTAAGGCGATGATTGCGCAAGCCGCGTGCATCCCGCAGGGCTTCAGCGCATCGCATGGCTGGCAAATGCGCAATCGTGGTCTGACCTTGTGCGCGCAGCTTCTGTGCAATGCGACGTTCGGCGATTGCACGCTGAATCAGCACAATGATTGGCCGATGCCTGCAGGCAAATTGCCTGATGTCCTGACCGAGATGGGGCAATCGGGCGCCGGGGAATTCAGGGTCAACAATCAAACTCTTGCCATTGTTGGCAGTGCATTTGATTGCGCGCATTGCGCCAATGTTCACGGATGAGACGGTGCAAATGTTGAATGGGTACTTTCCACGGTATGCCATGGTTAATTCTCCTTTGCTTGAATGAGTTACTTGCAGAATGGCACGATCAACCAATTACCCGGCAAACCCGGATTAGCGCACCAGTTTGGCAGGTTATAGGTGAACGTGCCGGCCATGCCGATAGCCCAAATGATCAGCATGACAACCAACAATTTACGATCTGACATTTTCAAGCCCCCCAAATGGTTTGCAAAGCATTGAAACGCAATTTGTCGCAAACCGCCGAGCATTCGAGCCCGATTGCATAAAAGGTTTCTTGATCCATACCTGGGAATTTGGCGTCAATATGAAATGCCAGATCGGCCGGGCGCAAGTGAACGGCGCCACCGATCAGCTCAGCATAGATGACTGCAGCTGATTCAATTTGTTCGATTGTCGGTGCCAGTGCCATGGTGTTTTCTCCTATTGATTGATCCGATGCCTCGATCATACACAAGCTCGGCCCGTGTCGTGTCGTGTCGGCGACACTGACGAAAAAATAGTTCAGGACCAGCGCCAGCACGTCGGCAGGACCAGCGCCAGCACGTCGGCAGGACCAGCGCCAGCACGTCGGCAGGACCAGCGCCAGCACGTCGGCAGGACCAGCGCCAGCACGTCGGCAGGACCAGCGCCAGGGCTCGACTGACGGCATGCGACTAGATGACAACCCCGCGCCCGTCATGACGGGCCTGCGCGCGCCCGCACACATGAGGGCTCGGTGGCAGCCTCGTCATCCCGACGATCTGCAGCCCTTTCGGGGTGTTCTACGGTAGAACAACAACCCACATCGAACCTTACTTGACCAACCCCGCCCGTTCCAAAATCTCGTTTTGAGATTCATTTGAATTGGAGTTTTAGGTTAATCAAACGGACTCAACTCAGGGTCAGATAACCTCAAGATAGCTCACACCCGATTCGACTGGAACAACGAACACCTGATATGAGTGAATCAGTGCTGCGGTGCAGTTCTGAGCAACGATCTTCGAAACTTCGGCTCTGACTGCGTAATCGTCCAGCACGAACGGCCGAATTGGATGTTCGTTTGATAGGGCAACTGCAGCCGCCATATCTTCATCGCGTGCATCGAGAATTGCCTTCAGTTGCTCAGAAGTAAGATCAATTCGAGTTGTCACCACACATCCTCCGAAAACAATTCACGATGCGCGGCCGCACCAATCAACAACTGCCCATTGGCTTCAGCGCACTGCCGCGCCATTACCCGATCAACATAGTTGCCATTCGACAGGATGAAGCCCTGTTCACCCGTGATCGGCCAAGGCCAGCCGATGGTATTAACCATGTGCAGAATGATTGTGTGGTGGCGTGCAGGTGGCGGCAGTGAAACAACCGAGCCGTCATCGGCCACAACTGCAGCAGCAACGACCCTTGCAGGTACACCGTTCGAATCGTAGCCGGCCAGATAGTGACGACCGATTGGACCGCTGAAGAACTCACGATCAATGCGACCGCCGATGATTCGATTGGCGATCATACCGTCCAGCATCGTCATCAACTTCCCTCGCACTGCAACCAGTTTGGTCTGCAAATCGTCAGGATCGAACTTGATCACTCGGGTGGGAAACTTCCGCAGGTAAGGTGTGCTTCGGCAGGCCGTACCACCCTTTTTGATCAGCAGCCATTTCCGCGTCTTGATGTTTCGGACTTTCATAGTTCGTCGCCCTTCGTTGTGACGGCAGCAGCACCGTTGGTTGGTACATCGGCCGGTCGCCAGATATTGCCGCAGCCGGCGCACATATGGCTACGGTGTGGCGGGTTCGTCCAACGGCTGTTATCGCAAGAACAAGTCATCGGGTCCGCATGGTGACAGGCGAATATCTTCGCTATCACTTCCGGTTCGTCAATGTGCTGCAGCCCGCAGACCGGGCAATGCAGAACCATATCAATCGGGATGGTGCTCATTTTGATTGCCTCACGAACCAGCACCGTCACGGAACATGGCTGCAATCAAGTCGCCGCTGTTCATGCCGCTGTCGGTCAACTCCAATTGCTTGCGGTACATCTTCAGTGCGATGGCATCAACCGTGCCGGCGCCTCGATGAGTCTTCACGATGTAGCACATCGCGGCATCCTTCGACATCTTCAACAGGTCATCGACGATGGGTTGCACGGCCTGTTCCATATCGGCGGGCGACAGCATGAAGGGTTTGTTCTTCTCGACGCAGGCTGAGTACGCGGCATCGATTCGTTCTGCGAAGCTGGGTGTGTCCATTTCTATGTTTCCTTTAGTTAGGCGCTGAAATGCACACCAAGCGCCTCGATCCTGGCAACAAGTTCGCGCACCACAATGTTCTGTTCCGTGTGCGGGCCGCGCAGCACAAGACGCGCCTGCATCAGCAAACTTCTGTAAGTCGTGCGCTCTTTGTCCCACCGTTCGCGTTGTGCGGTCACTTCTTCAACCACTTGCCCGAGTTCCGTCAATTTGTCAACCACGTCAGCGACCGAAGTGGCATAGACCTCTTGGCCCATCCCGTCCACGCCAGGGACAACAGCAAGCATGATGTCTGTCACGCTCAGGGTCTTCAGCCGAATGACTTCTACCAACATCCAATAGATCAGGTTGTCGCCAGTCAGATCGCGGCCCCAAGGCTCGCCGTTGCGCAATGCAGTCAACTGGCCGTTGTCGTTGATGATGGTGTATTTGCCATCGTTGAAGTCATGTCGCATGCTCATGATGCTTGGGCCTTCACCCAGTTGATCGCAGCGTCGATCTTGGCGTCATGGGCTTCGCATTGCGTCAGGATTTCGGCCCGTGTCCGACCGCTTCTGCCGTACACCTCGCACATCTGTTCCGGCGTGCATGTGGCAAACATGGCGCGAAGTCTTGCCACGTTATCGCCCCGCTTGTCCTCAAGCGCCTTGATCGCCAGTTCTTGATGCTCGTTCATGTTCAGGTCTCCTTGCGTGATGGGGTGATACATCTTACTTCGCAATGCTTGCCCGTTCCAAATTTCCGATTGACCATTCGATACAGTCAGGTATTGACAAGGATCGGCGTTGTCGTCACAATTGCGTTCAAGGTGTTCAGTGAACACATACATCACAGAAGGCGGGCAATCATGAAACTCGGCAGTAAAACCGGATCAGTTGTGAATCACTTGCGGTCGCGGCAGACCATCGGGCAGCCCGAGCCCGTTGTCGGCATGGGCGCAACCATCTTGCTTTGGTCTGACCGTCATGCGGCCACCGTCACGTATGTGTTCATTGAGCGCAAACTCACTTGCGTGCAAGTTCGCCAAGATGACGCGAAGGTGATCAGCGGTAGCACGCACGATGGTTCTGCGGTGTATGAATACACCTCGAACAAGGCCGGCAGCCCGAGTATCTTCCGACGTGAAGCATCGGGCGAATGGGTTGAAGTTCGACCCAACTGGGTTACTGGGCGTTGGAACAAAGTCAAGGGCCACGGTCTGCACATCGGTGAACGCGAGGAATACCGCGATCCTTCTTCTTGATTGGGGCACTCATGACCTACAGAATCATCAAACGCTATGATCTTCAACCCGGCCGATCTACTCTAGACCTTTACGCAGGGTCGGTAGTTCTATCTGTCGGGGTCGACCAAGCTGGGCCTTACTTTCACGCAATGTGCGATCCCCGTCAGCACTACGAAACAGCAGTGTTCTTTGTCTTTGGCACTGATCGTCAACTCCCCGTTGAAATCGGGAACTACGTCGGTGCGATACAGGGTGTACCTGCTGAGTTCCTATCGAACATTCACCCGGTCTATCACGTCTTCACTACAGCCGACACAATCACAACACATGGGAACAAACCGTGAAAAAGACTGAACTCAAGATCGACAAAGATGTACCGCTGCCCGAGCGGCGTAGCACCTACAGTTTCACCAGCGCAATCGAAATGCTTGCCGTTGGCGAGTGTGCTGCCCGTGCGGAGAATGTCGATAAGTACAACGCACTTGCTGTCATTCAAGACACGTTGCCGGCCCGCAAGGAATCACTTCGCAACAACATCGCGCCGAGTGTCAAAGCAGCCAAGGGCCGCACGGGTGGTGAGTACACCGTCGAAGTGACTGACATGCTCACGCCCGCGCGCAACTGGATGATCATTGGCATCGTCACGAGGGTTGCGTGATGGACGCAAAGACCAAACGCAAACATCTGAATGACTTTAAGGAGGCCGCGAAGAACATCGAATTTGCAGAAATCTGCATAGGGTTTCTTGAGCGCATGCCACGCGACCCGGCGCAACGAATCATCAAGACCTTGAAGGCTGAACAGAAAAAATACCTGACAAAAATGGATTACAACGCTGCAAAACTCGGGGCGCCTTATGGTTCGTGACACCCTTCAATACATCGGCAGTCAAACGCGAATTGCGTGGCGCCAACTGCTGATTCGTCTCAGCCTGCTCAAGCCAACCAACGGCGACGCCCTTGATCGTCTTTTTCGTCATCGGCGGATTAAATGACCCGCCCCCACTACGTGCCGCATGGCAGTGCAATTCAAGGCGTGTTGCGGGACATCAGTGACGCAGGCGGGTCCATGGATTACGATGAATTCCGTCGATGCCTTGCGCGCCACTACTCGACAGTCATTTCGATGAACGATGCGATGCAGTTGCTTCGCCGTCGCAGCCTCGTGCAGAAACGCATTCACCTGACAGCCAGCGGCTCGGCGAAACTCATTGCTGCCGAAGAACGCAAGCCGAGAAAGGCAGCGCAGTGATCAAATCATTTTTCTCTAAGCAGACGCGCGACGAACTGATCAGTGAACAGTTGTACGAGGCTGAGATGAATCGTCTTGAGCATCTGAAATTGGCTGAGTTCTACACTTCAAGTGCCGCCATGTTGGACCAACGCATCCGTCGCCTGAAGATTGAAAGCGCAGCGTCCAACACCCTTAAGCCTGAATCGAAAGGAACACCGTGAGCGTGATCAATTTCCATCGAGCCGTGGCCGCGCAATGCCCGTCGCAGGGGCGGCGGTGCGCCACACCAACGCAGTGCAGCGAGCCGGCCGGCTGCATGATGACCCGTCGGCATGGTCGACCGGCAATCAACTTCGACCAATGCACGGCCACCGGGCAGCAGTGCTACTACAGCCTGGACAGCGCCAATGAGATTCGTTGCCGCTACTGCGGTGCTCAGCCGACCAAACTCACTACCGATGAACTCGATGAAAAGGTCATCGACAGGGATTCGGCCTGGACTGAGTTCAAGGCAATCGAGGCAGCCAAGAGCATGCGTCGCGGTAGGGAATGGCGTCAGCGCCTTGCAGCAAGGATGTGCATCGCGGTCTTTGTTGTCAGCATGGCCTTCGTGATCTTCGCATGAGCGTAAAACTCACGGCAGACGGTGCGGCAGCCGTCGATGATCAATACTTCTGGCGCCCGGTGGACTTCAACACACCAAGGGGCTGCAAGTTGCAGTTGATCGACCGCAGGGCTGGTGTTGCGGTGTACGGGAACTATTTGCCAGGATCGAACTGGACGCATTGGGCGCCACTACCGAAGTTCGCACCTGAATCGCAAGGACGATCATGCGAGTGAACCAGAACGGTGACCGGATTGAAGAAGAACACTTGTTCGCTCACATTGGTCAAATACCCTACGGCGATGTAAGCGATCAGGACCGTGACGATGCAATCGCTTTGCTATGTGATCATCTTGGCGTCGACATCATCAGAACCAATGCCACCAAGCACAGCCGCGCCGAACTGGTGTTGCGAAAGCGAGATGCGCAACTATGAGCAAGCCTCATACACACTTCGAGTACGACGAACGTGCAAGGGCTTGTTTTGCCGCAGTTGATCAATTCAAGTCCACCCTACCGCGTGACGCGAATGTTTTGAAGATCGCAGTTGACGCACACGGCTGGCTGATCCGCAAACTAGTCACCGAAGGGAAGTATTGGGCAGCAAAGGGTGAGTTTGCACGCACGGGCACAAAGCCCCCAACAACATACCATCGCGGCCTGATCATGACAACGGTTGCGCCACTACCCACGATACCTGATGGCGAGTGGCAGCGACGGGCGAAGGCAGCCGAGAAGCGTCTTGCTGACTATGAACGGTTTTTGCGCGTGCATGGCGTTGTGACAGAAGCTATCCCATCTGAAGGGTCACAAGATGACAACTGATTCATCCGAAGACATCATGCGTTGGCCCGATGGTACTTGGTGCTATCGCTACGAACTTGATGAGATGTCGCATATGTCTGACGACTATGAAATCATTCCGTTCGGCACTGATCGTCATGAGCAAGTTACGACCGATGGCCGAAAAGATCACAATTGAGTTTGATTTGAAGGGCCGTGGATCGTGAGCAAGATGCAACAAGGTTCCGGTGCACCAAAGTTCTGCTGGCATTGCATGAGGCAACTGCAGCGTGCGCCGGGCAAGGGCCTCGGCTTGTTCTTCTTCAACATCATCCGTGACCGTGATGGTGTTGACCACCGAGTACACGGCGGCCCTTGCACCACCCAAGCGATCAGCGACGGCAACACGCTCATCAAGCCTGCACAAGAAAAATGAGACAACATCGCAAATAGTTGTTGTACCGTTCTAAAAATTCATCTACATTACTTCTCACGCACTCATCGCGTTCAACCCAACCATCCAAGGAAACATCATGGCAAAAGCCCCCAAAACTCCCGTTCTGAACGACTCCGACTCCGCCATGGGCATTGCGCCCGCAACCGGCATCGTCTTCGACAACGCTGTCATGGGCAGCGTGAAAAACGCCATGTCCGATGCTGGTGGCAAGTCGGCAGACCTCTGGATGGTCCCTTACGAAAGCCTGCGCATCGATCCGGCGTTCAACGTCCGCATCAAAGATGAGAAGTACGAGGCCAAGGTCGAATGGCTGAAGGGCCAGATGATGCTGCCGACCGGGTTCCTGCGGGAATGCCCGCTTGCCGGCTACATCGTCAAGGAGGACGGCGCCGATGTGATCTACATCACTGGCGGCCATCGTCGCTACGAAGCTGCTGGCCGGGCCATCGCCGAAGGTGCGCCCATCGAACGCATTCCCGTCATTGCCCAGCCGCCCGGCACCAACATCGAATCGCTGACTGTCAAGTTGGTCACCGAGAACAACGGCGAGCCCCTGTCGCCCTACGAAGTTGCCTTGGTCTGCCAACGCCTGATCGGCTACGGTCTGGACGAGAAGACCATTGCGCAGCGCCTGGGCTACACCGTGCCCTACATCAAGCAGTTGTTCGAGTTGCTGTCGGCGCCGAAGGCCGTCCGTGACATGGTGACTGCCGGCAAGGTCAGTGCCTCGCTGGCTGTCAAGACGGTGAAGAAGCATGGCAAGGAGGCGGCCGGCAAGTTGAAGGAGGGCCTGAAGACTGCCGAGTCCAAGGGCAAGAAAAAGGTCACTTCGAAGCACGTTGAGAAGTCGGACACGACCAAGAAGATCGATCACATCGCGCTGATCAAGGAACTCGTCGAATACGTGAAGATGGTTCGCGTCGGCGACGATGCGGCCGACCTGATCGCCCGTGCTGACGCCGTGATCGCCGAAAACGAACTGTGATCAAGTTCATCAAAGGGCTCGACGTTGACGACATCGTTGGCGTCGCCGGACTGACCATCCTTGCAGGCATGGTGATCATTGGCGGTGCCGACACCATCGCCGAATGGTTGTTCATCCTCGGGGTCAACATCTAAGGTCTACACACAATGACTGAAGAACAACTGAATTTGCCGAACATTCCGGTGGGCGAAGCGACCGAAATTGAGTCGATCCCGCTTGAACTTGAAGAACTGATCAACAGCAAGTTTACTGCCGAAGGACATGCCGATTACCCATGGTTTCGGCCGCTGATGATCGAGTCTTTCAATCTCGGCGCCGCTCTTTCGAAGGAGGAAAATGATCTTGTCGCCCAGGCTTTCGAAGGCATTGCCGACAAAGAAGCGCAGATCGCCGGCATGGGTGCGGTGTTCCTGATCATGCGTGCATTGGTCTTGCAGGAGGGCATGGGCGATGAACCGCTGGTGATCGATGTCGACCTCGATCTGCCAGAAATCCTTGCGTTCCAAGAGCGCACCACGTTCACCAAAACCTTCGTTGCGCCGAACATCGCGCGCTACACGATGGTCCGCAACTGATTGGAATGTCGTGAGCAAAAAGATCAAGTTTCCGTCGATCAAGTCGGCAATCGTCTTCTTCATCAAAAACGGCGATGAACTGTTTGCGAACCTGTTCACTCATCACGCCGAAGCCGAGTACAGCAAGCACGAAGCCCCTGAGCCGGCACCTACGCAGTGGCGCACCATCGGCCTGACGTTCGATATTGGCGGCGGCTTTCCGCTGCGCCAGTCGAACACCATCACGTTCGCCGTCCAGATCAACGAACGGGTGTTGCCAGCCAAGGTGATCGACGAACACATCACCAAGTACATCGCCGAGTTGGAGCGCAAGCAGCATCGGCGCCTGGGCAAGAAAGAATTTGCCGAAGTCAAGGATGAAGTCGTCGCGTCGCTGTTGCCGAAAGCATTCATCCGTCGCTCAGTCGTGTTGGCAACGCTGACCAGCGACGGCGACCTGATCATCTGGACTTCCAGTTTCAAGCGTGCTGACGAAATCATTGCCGTGTTGCGGCCGGTGCTGTCGAATGATTTGTTCATAGTGCAGAACTGTGAAACTGTGCGCCCGCTGTCTTCGGTGCTGACCGCGTTTGCGGTCGACGAGGCCGGTGGCCTGTTTGACGTTGGCAGTTCTGCCGTGCTGGTGAAAGAGGGTGATGACGACACCCCTGTCATCCGCATCAAGGACCGTTCGATTGCATCCGTGGAAGTGCAGTCTGCGCTGAAGCAGGGCTACCGCGTGCGCGAACTCGATTTGCAGTACGGCGACGATCTGAACTTCGTCGTCACCGACAACTTCGCATTCAAGCGCATCGCGTTCGACGGTCAGGTGCGTGAAGAAGGCGACTCTGATGACCGCATCGGCGCATTCGAGTCGTCGCTGTACGCCACTACTGCGAAACTGATGCTGGCAAACAATGCATTGATCGAAGAATGTGGTGGACAGGTCGGTATCGAAGACGAGGATGATCTGTGAGCCGGGGTAAGGGGCGGCCAATCAGTCACCAGATCGAAGGCCGGCTTGCGCGGCTTGAGTCCATGGCTGTTGGCGAATCGTTCTTCATTCCGAAGGCAGATCAGGCAGACGTTGCCGGCCTTCGCGTTGCCTGTTCGCAGCGAAACATTGTCATTCGCTGCATGAAGATGGCAGACGATCCGATTCAAGGTGGCGCCGGCATTCGCGTCTACCTTCAGTCGAAGGGGATGTAATGCCACGGAAAAGCCATTTCATCCCTGCTGGCGCTTACCTCAGCAACGTGATGAAGAACACGATTCATCTTGGTGTCGACATCGGCGAGAACATGCGCAAGAAGATGGGTGTACCACTACTGCCGGCCATCGTGCCTGTGTTCGACCTGTCCAAGTGCGGCGGCGGAACGGTCAGCATCAAAAGTACGCCTGCCGGTGTGACCATCATTGCCGAATGGCAAGAACGAAACGAGGACGACGATCTATGACTGTCAAGACGATCACACTGCCGAAGACGGCAGCCGCGCAGTTCCGCGATTACCACAACCGGGCGACGAACACGCTTGAGCCGCAAAAGTGGCCGGCTTGGTTGACTGAACTCGACGCGGCCATCGAATCGAAAGAGGCGGTTGTGCTTGTGTTGTCTTTTGATGCGTCCGGGGGCCAACTGTGAAGCCAATCGACAACAGCGCGATGAACGATGTTTCAATCGACATCGAAACACTCGGCAAGACGTACAACGCACCGATCATCTCGATTGGCGCCGTCGTGTTCGACCGCACCACGGGCAAACTCGGCAAGACGTTCTATCAGGAAATCGCCATAGACAGCGCGATTAAGTCGGGCAAGGTTGACGGCTCTACGCTGGCGTGGTGGTTGCGCCAAGACGCCAAGACTGCCAGGCGCATCTTTGAAGACACGTCGGCCGAACAAGATCGCAAGCTGGACTTGGCATCCACCCTGTTGAACTTCACGACTTGGTTCCGCAGCGTGGGCACTGGTGCTGCGCGCCCGTGGGGTAACGGCTCTACCTTCGACGTGACGATCATCGAGCATGCACTTGATGTGGGCTCAATCGGTCTGTCACCACCTTGGGCGTATTTCAACATCCGCGACATGCGAACGATTGTCGATGTTGCGCAGATGGTTGCGGACTTTCGAGCCGACAGCATCGAGAGAAAAGGTATTGCGCACAACGCACTTGATGATGCCGTGCATCAAGCTGCTGTCATCTCGTCCGCCTGGGCTGCACTGTGCGGCTACAAGGCCAGTGCTGCAGTGACCGGCAAACTGAAGAAGCCCGCACGCCCTGTCGACGACGACGATCTTTGATCATGACGAGTGCGCCCCGTGCAGGATCAATTCGCTTCATGGGCAGTGAAGGTGATTGGATAGAGGCGTCCCCGCGCGACGTTATCTATTCAACCGTCATGATGCGCGCCGAAGAATTTTTCGACTGTGACACCGAATCGTGGCGTCCAATTTTTGAAGACCAAGTTCAACCCGAGGATAAATTATCATGATGAAACGATCAATGAATCCAGCGGCCGTATTGGGCGCCGCTCTGGCAGCCAATCGAATTCAAACCGACTATGCCAAGCGGCCACACTCGCTCGACCCGAAACTTGTGCTGGCCCGTGAGATCGCCGAGCACAACGCTGCAGTCGATGCACGCAAGCGTGAAAAGAAGATGGCGAAACTTCTCACCATGGATGAATCAACGGTGTTCAAGAACCTGACCCGTCGCAAGAATTCCAAAATCGACTGACACACAGCATCCTAGTTGTGTGACAATCAACTTCCATCCAAACTGTTCAACTGAAAGAAGCCAATGAGCAATCTGATCACCCTTCCGCAAATCCAAGAATCGCTTGGCATCAAGATCACCGGCGACTTCATTTCCGACGTGCTGGGCATCGAGCCGACAGATACCGAAAAGCGGGCGAAGTTCTACACCGAAGCGCAGTACAACGAAATCCGTTCTGCCCTGGTGAACCACATCGACAACGCCGAAGAAATCGCCCGCGCGCCTGCCAAGAAGGCGCCCGCTGCAGCGAAGAAGGCCGCGAAGGCACCGGTTGTCGCCAAGCAGCCCACACTTCCGCTGGATGATGGCGACGACGACGACCTTTAAGCCGCCAGTACAGCCGGCGTTTAAGTCGGTTTGGCAACAGGGGGCAGACGCTGCACGCGATAGACAGCCTGCGAGTGTTTGCCCCTTCAATCCTTTGGAATACAACTTTGTTGTCTGGATGAACGGCTGGGCCTTCGCCAGATACAAGTTAGCTTTGGAAGACGACGAACTATGAGTGAACTTGCGAAGTTTGATCCGATGGCTGGCTATCTTCTCACCGAAGGTCGTGCACTTGATTCTTTTCGTGGGCACAACTACAAGCATTGGGTGTTCAACCCGTTTACCGGAACTTTGCGCAAAACATCAGACATTCGCATTGATCCGTATGGGCTCATGATCGTCGCGCCAAAGACAACGCAGGCGGACGATGCCACCGAAATCGTTTTCGGTTCCATTGGTATCAGCGGCATGCCAGTAATCCCCGGCGAAGAAGTGATGATTCCTCACCCATTCACCGTGCCCGGTTACGAACAACTGGCCGACGTGCTTGAGCGTGCGTACCAGCAAGCCGCTGTCGGCAAGGGCGCGCAACGCCACGTCAACGCGGGTGAGCCGTTCCATGAACAGGTGATGCAGATTGGCGCAAAGCGATTCGGCGTCGGCTGCCTTTTGTTTCAGGCATTCAAGAAGTCTGAAGAATCCCAACGGCTACCGGTTGACCGTGCTGTCGCTGAGTTGCTTGGTGCAATCAACTATTTGGCTGGCGCTGTGATTGCCATTGAGCGCGATGGTCTTTGACCAACCTATTCGGCCTCTGGTGCCGAAACGAAAGGACTGAGATGGGCGACCTGATTTCACAGATTCAAGCGGCCCAACGCGACGCGGGCGAGCGCGCAGTGATTGCGCACCTTGAGGCCACGATGGGGAAACTGAGACTGACGGCTACACAGCCGGCGCCTCCGATGGGGCAAGTGCTGCAGTTTCCCAATGCCAGCCAGCGCGCCGATTGGCTGGAAAAGAAAATGCCGGCACCGATGGAAGGCTGCGCCTGCATCGGGCCGCAAAACGGCCAGCCGCTGTGCCCGTGCGGGATGCGTGGCGTGGTGGTGAAGGATGGCCGCTACACCCTGCCCGAGCGCGATCTAGGCCCCGCCGCGTGAGGCCGAACGCTAGGTTAAACGGCCAGCCTACGGCTGGTCATGTATGGCAACTATTCCCGCTCGCCCTTCTCAGCAAGCAGCCTATTCTTTGAGCGGCTTGAGTCGGATGAGCCTAAATAGTAGTACAGGACTGCCAAAACTGCAGCGTCAAGCGTCCCAAGCATGCGCGAAACAAACTCTCGCATCGACTCGTGAATCACTTCCGTCAGCAAGTGCCACTGCACAAGCGCCCAAACGATCAGCACGATTGCAGAGACAAGCCTTGGCGTCCACGCATCCCCTGGTGCAGATTGTTGCGTATGCGGATCGCTCATTCACTTCTCGGGTGGCATGTGCGACGGTAGCGGAACGGCAGAAAGCGTCTTCTTGGGAAAGAACTCACGCCGAATGAGGGCAACGATAGCCAATGCAGTGTAGGTGATTGCGAGGTACTTCGCAACGTCTTCAGCAGTCACGCTACCTATGGTGTAGAGAAGCCATGCCATGAGCGTTTTCACCGTGTAGCCAATCCCTGCCAGATGATCGGAGTTGCTTTGCGGCTGCATTGTTCCTGCGTCCTTTCTTTTGTCCGCGTCACTTCGGAACGATTTGAGAAAAGTCATTCTAGCGGCTCGGCTGTGTTCGGTGGACTGTAGGCTCTTACAGGTGGTCACGCATTCGAGTGCGGTTTCACTGGCGCTGAGAAGTCTGCAACCGAGCGGCACACGCCATCCGTGAAGCGGACTTCATCCAGGCGGCCGACGAACGAGGGTAGGTCTGCACGCGCAGGAATGTTGAACACACCAAAGACAGCAGCGGCTGTTTCCACCGTTGAAGCGACTGCGGTTGCAACTTGCGTGCCATTGAGAAAGAGTCTGACATTGTTGGATGCATCACGGGTCACGCGAATGTGGTTGTACTGACTATTGACAATTGTGCAGGAAAGTGTTGCACCACCCCACTTGGAAGTCAATGTGGTGCCGGCAAGGTTGAAACAGCGTGTCGCCGTCGAACCCATGAAGTCGCAATTCTGGTTCGCGGCTTGGAACAACTCGAATTCAATTGTGAACAGTTGAACCATCCTGAACGCAATGTTCGATGTGTACTCCAACACTGCCGCAGTTGAAGAACTCACCAGGGCGCCCTGATCGAACTTCGCAGCCGCTGCCACGTTTGTGACGTTTGACACCGTGGAAGGGCTCAAGTTCAATGGTCCGCTGTCCGTGACGACACTGGAACCATTCGCGTTGTCGCCATGCAGCAGAAGCGAGACGTTTGCAATACTGGCGTCAGGTGGAACAATCTGATCGGTGTCCACAACGAAGTCGACGCGGTACTTCTGCCAACTTGCAAGGCCATCTCGCATCGATTCGATGGTCAGGTGCGCTGCATAGTCGCCAGTGTCGACCAAGGCTTCCAGGGCGAAGTCTTCAACTGCATCTTCAAAGGTATATGGCCAGGAAAGCCCGGTCAGCCCAGTGATCGTTCTGACAACTGTGTCGCCAGCGGTTGACAGCACGATCCTATATGTCGTTCCAACTTCAGAGGCGATACCTGCCTCAGACCATCCGACGAGTTGGTCAGCCTGCACGACGCGATTGCGGCCAACCCAGGACAGAATTAGATCAACAACGCGGCTCATCGTCACAACCGATGTCCAAACAAGATCATTAACCAGCATCTGCCCAGGCGGGTACGGGCGAGCGAACCGCTGATTGAAAATCACTTCAACTGGTGGCGAATACTCAATCGGCGTGGTGCCTGATGATGTGCGCGGCAAACTCTTGAGGCTGACCGTCTCGTTACCAAGATATTCACGTCGATCGGTGGAAGTGAAACCCACGCCCATGAAGAAGATGATTGCGCCCGAGATGTGAGGCGCAGGAATCGTGTCAGCACAACCGCGCTTCACGACCATTGACGAGTCGGTGAATGACTCCACCCGCACAATCTCATTGTCGATCAGTGCAGGCATGCCCACATATACATCATCGGGCAGGACTCGGCGTAGATCAGTCAACGAGAACGTCGATGTCAAGTGTTCAACTGAGAAGCCAAGTGTTGCAATCGGGCAAAAGTTACCGGAAGCAACTGCTTCATAGTCTGCATTGGACATTGATTTTTCTCAGAGTGGGCAATAGTAAGAAGTATTAACCGGTTGTTCGTTCAATGCGGGCGCACCGTACTTGCGAACAATGTCATACGTCGTGTTGGCAGGCTGCCCTTCTTCAGCAAGCATTGCGAACATCGCACCATCGCCAGTCAAAGCGTTGAAGTCTGCAGCACTCAGCGCACCAGCGACTGCAAAGTACGGGGCCTCAAACGCTCTATGGCGGCCGATACAGGGCGTGCCGGTGGGTGGCACCCACTGAGGATGCTCAATGCCGGTGTAAGACGTTGTTGGCAGCGAGAACACATCTTGTACTGCTGTGATCTTGATGCGCCCGTTCTCAAGCGTACCGTCATCGTAAGTGGCTACGCGAACGGCCGTGTCAGGGATGCCGCGTGCGATGTCCCGAATTCGGATCACGTCGCCGGGATACACGCCCCATCCACGACGATCCAATGTGAACGAGTATCGACGTAGGCGGCTCGATGCTGCACGCAGATCGCGTTGAGCGACACGCAAAGCAAGTTCAGGGACAGGAATCCCTTTGTACTCCCGAAGCATTGTGTTTGCCACACCGGCGTTGCTCTGCAATGCTGCCGTGTTCTTCACGCGAACCTTTCGGTCCTTGTCCGTGATTTGGTCACGGTAGGTCACGATGCATTCGCTGATCTGATTCGACGGGGCAGCAACCGAGGCATCGGTGATTTCCAGCAGCCCCGTGGAAGTATCAAACAATGGCAACGATGCAAACGTGTAATCCGACCGGATCAATTTCAACTTGATCAGGCCAGTCTCACGGTGAGCGTAGGTCGCCGCGCCAATCGTATTGATGATTGACTGAACAAAGTTTTCGATGTTGTCTGCGCGTGACCACTTGAGGCACATGCCGAAACCCTCAGCATGCAGAGCCTGGGCTGCAGCAGCAAATGATGCCTCGTCGATACTTGCGCGGGGTAGTCCTCGTCCCCATACTCGATTTGTCAAGCACTCATAGATCATGTGCGCAGGATTCATCGCCTTGATGAGCCTGTCCGTCTGCGGGTATTGCACAAGTCCATCGTTGGCTACATCGTAGTCAACTTGAATATCGATGCCGGCGTAGCTCGGTTCAAAAACATCACCATCCCATCCGGCCATGCGACGGCGAACCCGAATCTTCCAAGGCTTCGCATACGGGTTCATCATCGTCAGGATGCCGTCAAAGAACAGCGTCAGTGCGCCGCGGTATCCAGGGTGATCTGTGTTTGCCATGATGCTTTACGCGCCGTCGCCGGGCTGGTTTACTTGCACGGCACCCGTCACGATTGTGATCAGGAAAGGTGAACTTTCTACGCCATTCAGGCGGAAGATGACACGTACTTGCAGGTAGTAAAGAGTACCTTGTGCCGGAAACAACGATTTAACCATGAAGCTCCGTGCCACGTCCATGAACAGCCAAGAGCCCACATCACCCGTTAAAACGATGTCCCCTTGGATGTAAGCCTGTTCAATTTTGATTTCGAAGTTTTCAGTGACTGCCGTACTCAGTGGGGCCTGCTTGTGCCAACTCTTTGCGATGCGCGAGAAAGCACCCTCGTTGATGTACGAATGAGCCGTGCCGTCCGTTCGGAATTCAAACCCAGCTTTCGTGTAATAGATCGTATCCGGCTCGTAGTAGCCAGTTTCTACGTTGATGGTTGATGGAGACGGCATGAACGCCGAACCTAAAACAAGATTGCCTGAAGTATCCCCGTTGGCACTTGAGTTGATCGAAAGATTGATCAGTCCGTCTGGTGCAACTTGCGTGTCACCACCCATCAAAACATCCATTGAGCCCTGCACGCCCCCTTCGCCGTCTTCACCACCAAACAGATCGTAAGCGTCAACTTGATGTTGGCCGTTGGCTGTCATGCTTCCAGTCCATGCGGTACGGTCGCCGACACGGTATTCGCAAACCTCGTCGACCGGACCACGGCATACCCCCATATGGATGCCGAACAAGTATCGAAAGCCTGCGGTGTATTCACTCATTTTTCATCCTCGGCTTCTTCGCGTGCGACTGCTGCAACTTTATTGCCAAGTGCGTCGCCCAATGCTTCTACCGTCGCAGCAGGGATGCCGAAAGCCAAGAAAGAATTGAAGTCAAGCCCGTGCAAGCGGAACCACTGTTTTGCGCCACGGGCGCACATGCCAGCTTCTCGCAGATGACGAGAATGAATGATCACGTCTTCGGTCACTTCTTGCCACCCGAGTCTTTCTTGATCGGCGTGGTGCGGTAGTTTCCAACGGCCAACACCGTCCAGTCGCCTGACCAGCAATCGCCGAAGATCACGGCTTGAGGGGTGCCTTCGTCAACTTGCGGAAAATCAAAATCTTCGAATGCTGCGGGCTTCGGCGGTTGATGCTTCGGCATCATCGAGGCGCTTATCACTGCGCTCAATACCATCGAAGCTAGGGCGATCCAAATAGGTGCGTCAATGCCGAACATGATTCAATCCTTTAGAACATCGGTGATGCGATGCCGTCAAACGGGGACTTTCCGGGCATATTCTTGTAACCGCCATAGTTCAAGATGTTCCCGAATGCCCGGCATGCAGTCTCAGTTTGATTGCAGCCCGGATAGGCAGTCACTATCAAACCAGGGTACAGATCAGACGTGTCATCGAACATCGTAACTTGATTGCCAATGTGCGATTCGATTGTGATTGCTTGAAAGCCACGCAACGGGTCGGCGAACTCTATGAACCCGCCACTGAAATAGTTGTCGGGGAATCCGGCAAAAGCTGCCGAGACCACCACAAGACCTGTCACAGTTTCAAGGGTGATCGATTCAGCCCAGGTCGCTTTTGACACGCGGCAAGTCAGGGGATCATAGATGGTGTGGGGACATGATCGCTGCCAACCAAGTCGCAAACCTTGCCGTCGCATCGTGGCCGATAGGGTTTGGCAGGTCACGCGGCAGGCGCCTGGAGTGGGGTAGCCGACCTGCACTACTTCACCAACATAGGTGATCGACAGAACTGTCATCCCCTCATGCATGCGAAGTATCTCAGCCCGCATTGCTTCTTGGGGTGGTGAGACGCCAAAGATTGCGCCGGGACCGATATTGTTTGGCCCGTCGATGTTCAACGTGTCGCTGACAGACTGACCCGACTGTTTCACGCCGTCGTCACGAATAGCCTTGCTTTTCCACAAGACACCACCGACAAGAATATCGCGGTCGCTGCTGGTGTACCTCCACACGGTACTCCCGAGCGTGAAGCGATAGAACTGAATTGGCTGACCGAGTTCAGTCGATGATTCGTAGGCGTTGAAAGTCATTTCGTCAAACCAGTTCGAACTGCAGCCGCAAGTTTGTACCCATGCCGATGTTCTTCAGCCTGATGTTTGGTTGAATTCCAGTCTTCAAGATACGTTCAGTTTGGAACCGATCACGTTGCTGACGGTAGGCCAGATTGCCAGCACGGATGTACCCGAAGATCAGATCGGAATTGCCAATCTGCTCAATGCGCTTGTCATCGAGCGCGAGCCTCGGGTTCCGGTAGCCGGTGAAAACCGTTGTCACATAGGCAGATGGAACCGAGTCGAACCAACGCAGGCCGACATCACCATTGTTCAACTCATAGGCGACGTTGTGGCGCATCGACTGATCGAAGCCAAGTGCAATATCGACGATTCCGCTTTGGATAAAAAGCAAGTCCGGTGCGGCGCCATCACGCTGCAAGAAGACATTTGAGTCTTCTACCCAACAGCGCCACAAGTAAGTCGACAGGCCCTGTGATGGATCTTGAATGGCAATGCCGCCCATTTCAAAGTCTTCCAACTTGCTGACGCGATTGCCGTCACCAGCAAGATAGATCGAACTCATCGGGAATGTCGATGCTACGTTGTTCGGCAGCATGATCAGGCAGCCCGCGCCCATGACATTTCAACATTCAACGCCAGCGTCTGCGTGTTCAACTTGTTGATCGCGGGGCTGAAACTGACTTTGAATGTGCCGAGATAGGCCGCATACCCGCCAAACGTGATTGCCGTGATGCCACCTGCAAGGTTTCCGGCGTTCAGACCAAAGTTCAGTGTGCCGGTGCGTTTGCGTGAGTTGTTGGAATATACGTTTTGAATGAGCGAAGTTGCATCACTGCTCGTGCCTCCGGGTTCCGTAGTTATTCCCCCGAGTGATCCATTCCACGCTCGACAGTAACCGTACTGCGCCGGTGCGGTGTTCAAGTTGAATGCCAAGTCATTCGGCAGTGATGCCCAATGAATGTTTGAAGTTACCGCACAGGCGCGTAGAACACAATCATGTGTGACACCGCCGATGACAAGTTGAAACGTGGTGTCAGTTTCAGGCGCGTATGCGCGAAGTTCATACAGAACATCAAGCGTCTCGTCCGAAAGCACTGTGACTGTGGTTGGATTGCCATTGCCGTCCTTGATGAGACTTCGACTGAAAACAGCAGTCGTCGTCCAACCAACGCCAACTTCCGCCAGATTACCGGCAGCGACACCGGTTGCGAACCGATACGTGACTCGGTTCCATGCGTAGTATGGCGAAACGCTTGTGCGCCCATTGGTATCACTTTGCTTCGTACTCGAATGGGCGACCTTCGTTTGCAAAGTCGTATCTGCGACGCTCGGTGCAATTGAGCCTGAACCCACCATGCAGTATTCGCGCGTGCCTGCGGTTGCGCCTATCCGCTCAAGACCCGCATCCGTGATCAGGTTCTTGAACCAGCCAGTCAACTCACGGACCTTGCCCGTAGTCACGTTGGTTGCGACGAGTTTGAAGTACCCGCCAAGTCCAACAGCCAGATTTACATCGCTCATGTCAAAGTGCCCCCGGTGATAGCAGCCGAGATGTTCAAACCCTCGGGCGCGTAAGTGGTGATGGAGATAAGAACTGCTTGCAAAGTGCCGGCAGTCATTGCCGCGCTGATATTCAAACCTTCAGCACCCATGTCGTTCGACAGAAGTATGGTGCGCAGCAAGCCCGCAGTAATTGCTGCGCTGATATTCAAGCCTTCAGCACCCATGTCGTTCGACAGGAGCATGGTGCGCAACAGCCCTGCAGTCATTGCGGCAGTGATGTTCAAGCCTTCAGTCGTCGGAGGAACACCGCCAAACTTCCCGCCTGTAACCATCGCACTGATTCTCAGCGAATCAGAAGCAAGGGCAGGATACGTCCAACTCGTTACAGCACATTCGATGTCAGGCATGTCATCGATGTTCGAAGACATGAATGTGACGCTGCCGTCAACAACTTTTGCGCTGTCGGTGTGGTGATGCAACTCGAAGGTGTCTTGATCGAACCTGACCGGCAGAATGAAACTTACCCGACCGACCTGCGCTGCATTGATCGCAGGCAACGCACGATCCAACGTGAACCTGTCGAAGTCACCGATACGCTCGACGCCAATCACTCGACGGTACAACGAAGGGTTCCCGTCGTTCAATTCAATTGTGATGGTCTTGCGTGCGTCCTGCGAAAGCAACAGCCATTCGGCGTAACCTGTAGCCTTCGCTTCGAAAGTGACTCCCCCGGCAAACCCACCAGCAACTTCAAGGTCATTCGTTCCAGATGGCAGCCAGAACCGAAGTGCCCGCCCACGGGCCATAGCCAGGAACGATTTAAACGAAGCCACACGCTCACGACCAATGAGCCTGACCCCTGCGCGCACACCGACCTTTGAAACGTCGCCATAGTCGATTAAATCGATTGGCGCGATCTGGTTGTCGATGACGTAGGTCAGACGTGCGAATTGATTCTGAACCGCAGTCTTACGCTCGTACTTGAAGCGCCACAATGGCGCACAGTAGCCCCATGACGCTTCAGTCGTTTTGAATGTCTCGTCAAGTTCAAACCGAATCTGTGCCGTGCCCACCTTGTCGGTGATGTTGCTCAGTGCTGGCAGTGTTTCGAAGCGAACAACGTGCAGCGGGGTGATCCGGTAGCCTGACGCCCACGCTTTCGTGACACCGCCCTTGAAGGTGATCGTGTCGACGGTTGCAGTCTGTGTCACCGTTTCGACCTCGACGACCTCGAACACCTTGGTGCCACGGCTGATCAACACAAGATCGTCGGCCGCAAACTCACGCCCGGCCAGCCGGCCAGCAGGGAAGGTCAGCGAAGTATTGCCAATCGATAGAACTTGACTGCACCGCATCTGTTCAGGCCAGAAGGGTGCGAGGAACTTCTCATAGCCGACCCCCGTGATGAAGTCGTTCAGGCGCATGCGATCTTCACCGCTACGCATGAAGTTCCCCTCGAATGTTCGACGGGGGTAGGTCAGCAGTGACCGGCGTTGTTCTTCACTCGTTTCACTGACCATGATTTCGGTCAGCCAGGACAGCCGTTCAGTGATACCTGATTTCCAGTTCGGCGTGAGCATGAAGACCGGCAAGGCAAGCCGATAGTCAGTGGCAGCGGGCAAAGTCGCGTCGGGCACAAAGACGGTATCGAACAGCCAGCCAGCCGCAGCCGATGAATAGATCGGTGCACCGTCCTTCCAGATCGAGAAGACGACAAAGCAATTTCCCGCACTCGGGTTCGTCAACGCGATGTTGATCCGCTGGGCACCCTCACGCACAAAGAAATCTGCTTCGACGGGGCTTCCCTGCTGGCCGTTCAGTGAAACGACGCGACGAGTGCTGATCAGTTCACTGCCGATCCAGAAACTGCACGGCTTCGAAGTGTTGATCTTTAGCCGGTAGACCCCACCATTGCGCAGTGTCAGCCACTTTCCAAGATGGTAGACGACGCCTGTTGCAGCAGTGTTCTGCGGGCTGGCGACGGCCAGGGCCAATTCGCCATTGGTGAAGCCGGCAGCAACGCCAGCGTCAGGGATGGCGATGCCATAGACCGTTTGTGCAGCCATGGGGTTAGTCCGAAAGCATTTGTTTCACGGTTGCAATGTTACGACGCAAATTCAACATGGTCACTTGCTCACCTTCAGCACTTGCCATCGCCTCGGGAATCTTGGATCGGTCGTCCACCAAGACAAAGCGCATTGCCTGTTGTGGTGATGCACCGCCGTTCATCACATGGCGCGAGTCGTCAGCCGTGATGACTTCTTCGTTCTTCTCCAACACACGCAAGACCTCGTTGTTGTTCAGGCCGGACACGCCACCGTCGTGCATCTGCGGAATGCCGCTCATCCATGAGCCGCCACCAATGCTGCGCGATGCGCTCGACGGACTGCCTGCACGACCGCCAGTGTGCTTTACGCCAACAGGCATCGTGGCTTGAAGTGCGCTCGCTGCAAGTTGACCGTAAGGGCCAGCACCCTGCAGCGCCTTGATCAGTTGCATCTTGATGATATACATCGCCGCTTCTTTGAGAAGTTGCGAAAACATCTGCAAGCCAGCCTGTGCCATCGACTTGAATCCGTCCTTCACAGACGACTGGCCGACGATCACCTGACCTAGCGTGTCGACCATCGATTCGAATGTGGACAGCATCCCACGGGTAGCCGATCCAATGATGGTCTGTTCCAGGCCGGTGAACGCCTGTTGCGCGTTTTGTGTTTCAAGCGTAACGCCTGCGATTTTTGCAGCCAACGCATCAAGTTGCATGATCGCGGCAGGATCGTTCGTCATGCTGCGAAGCATCGTGATGTAGGACATCAATGCCGCACCGGTGTCGATGATCTGCTGCTTGTACTGACCATTCACTTGATTGGTCTTCGCAACGGCTTCTTCGTTGGTGATCAACATCAGCTTCTCACGCAACGCGATGTCGTCAAGAAGAATCTTGCGTTGCTCCAACAGACGATTGAACTCACCTTCGGCAGAGTCGGCCCGACCTTTTGCGTTTGCTGCGCCTGGGCGGTTCTGCGTCTGCGTGACTGACAAGCGGGTGATCAACTGCTCATAGGCAGTCGGATCGAGAAGTTCTTTGATCGCAATTGCATACTCACGCAACTGATAGATGTTCTGATCGATGACTGACCCGAACTTATCGTTGACACCTTCGTTTGCCTCGATGAAGTCTTGCAGGCTCAGTGCACCGGCCTCATAGAGTGCCTTGTTTTCTTCCAGTTTCGCAGTGCGAACCGATTGCGAATCTGCGAGTTGCTTTTCAAGCCGCTGCAGTTCTTCAGTCTTGACCTTGATCGCTTCGACTTCTTGGCGTTGCTTGACCACCTTGGCGATAGCCTCATCGGCAGTCTTCGCGGCAGCAGGGTTGAACTCCGACACCTTGCGAACCTTGTCACGCAGTTTGTCGTACTCGTGCGCGATGGCCGCGAGGCGGGTCTTCAGACGTTCATCGATAGACGACGTTGGATCGGCAGCAGTCTCACGCTTGGCAACATCGTCTTGAATCTTCAACAGTTCTTGTGCAACTTCTTCGGCAAGCCGCTTGCGCTTGCTTGCTTCAGTTTCATTGCTCGATTGGCGTTCGTTGTTGAACTTCTGTTCTTCGGTCTTGCGGACTTGAAGAATTTGCGCGTCGATCTTGGCGAACGCTTCGCCTTTCTTCTTCTCGTCCTTGATTTCATCAGCGATGGTCTGACGACGAATCGAAAGTTCTTCAGTGGCGATGCGCTGGCGTTCTTCCAGTTCACCTTTCGAACCACGCAGACGAGATGCCTTAGATGCACGGTCTATCTTCGTCTGGTTCTTCTCCAAGAAGGTATCGAGTTCCTTCAATGTCTGATCGCCGGGAGTTGATCCCGTGCCTGGGTTTGGCGTTGCCGCAGCGGCAGGACCACCGGCCAACTTTGCCTTCTCAGCACGCGCCAGTTCGGAACTCTTGCGCCACTTATCAAGAACCGCAGAACCGATTTCCCATACTGCCCATACTGCTGATGCGGCAGCAAGGGCCGGCGTAGCTTTCATGAACACCTTGATTGCTGTTGTCAGTAGTCCGATGCCACCGGCAGCAACACCCATCGCAC